TGGATGTGAAATGGCACGTAAGGAACCAAAGAGTGGATGGAGAGCACGTCTTCGTTTCTACACTAACGTTCTAGTTGATGATGCTACAGAAGAGCCATACATTGCAGTATGGTCACAGGGCATCAGCAAGCAGTCTGCATTTAATACAATTCGTGAGTATGCACTAGAAACAGGTAGCATCTCAAACCTAACATGGAAGCTAAAGCGTAATGGTCAAGGTACAGAAACCAATTACACACTTATTCCATCAACTCCAGATACTGAGCCATTTAATTGGGACAGCAAGGAGTTCTTCAATCTAGAGAAGGTAGTTCGTGAAATTCCATATCCAGAACAAGAAGCATTTTATTTTGGATTTGATACACCTTCTGTTACCAGCACAAATATCGACTGGTAATCAATGACTTATATTGGGCTTCATGTCCACACCCATTATTCTTTAATGGATGGTGTGGCAACTCCGCAGGAATATGTAAATCGAGCAGTTGAACTGGGTATGCCAGCAATTGCAATAACAGATCACGGAACGCTTTCAGGCCATCGTGAAATGTATCGTGCTGCGAAGGAAGCGGGTATTAAACCTATTCTTGGCGTAGAAGGCTATATGACAACAGATATGGCTGATAAGAGAGCAAAGGCAGAACGCACTGATCCTCTTGATCAAAACTATCATCATATAGTCCTTCTTGCCAAGAACCAACAAGGACTAGAAAATCTTAATAAGATTAATGAAATTGCTTGGACAGATGGATTTTTTAGTAAGCCAAGATTTGATTTTGCAACATTAGAAAAATATAAAGAAGGAATCATTGTAACCTCTGCTTGTTTGAGTGGATGGATTGCAAAGGCGGTAGAACTAGATGAACTCGCTACTGCTAAGAAGCATATTCAATGGTTTAAAGATACTTTTAAAGATGATTACTATATTGAAGTAATGCCACACAACCCTGAAAAGGTAAACAAGGGGTTGATTGAGTTGGCTAAATCTATGGGGGTAAAGATTGTTGTTACTCCAGACTGCCACCACTCTGACACAAGTCAAAAAGAAATACAAGAATTAATGCTCATTCTTAACACCCATGCAAAATTGCAAAAGGATGTTACATACGATAAGTCAAAGAAGCACAAAGATATGATGGATAGACTTGATTATCTTTATGGAGCAGATAGACAAATGTCTTTCCGTTCATTTGACATTCACCTTCTCTCGTATGAAGAGATGAAGGCATGTATGGCAAAGCAGGGTATAGATAATGAAGAGATGTTCACAAGCACCATGGATATCTATAATAAAGTAGAAGAGTACGATATTAAGTCTGGTCTAAATCTCTTACCAGTTCAGTACAGAAATCCAGGAGACGAGCTAAAGAAGCTTGCGATGGAAGGACTAAAAGACCGTGGTCTAGATACAGATAAAGAATATCTGGATAGACTTGATGAAGAATTAGAAATTATTGGTCAAAAGAATTTTGAGCCATACTTTTTGGTAGTTATGAACATGCTTAACTGGGCTAAGAAAGAAGGCATTATGGTTGGTCCAGGCCGTGGATCATCTGCTGGATCTTTGCTATGTTATGCAATTGGAATTACAGATATTGATCCAATTAAGCATGGACTTCTGTTCTTCCGATTTATTAATCCTGAACGTAATGACTTTCCAGATATTGACTCAGATATTCAAGACTCTCGTCGTGATGAAGTAAAAGATTATCTTGTTAGACAATATAGACATGTTGCTTCTATTGCTACATTTTTAGAGTTTAAAGATAAGGGTGTTGTGCGAGATGTTGCTCGTGCATTAAATATTCCTTTGCCAGATGTTAATAAGGTATTGAAAACAGTAGACACATGGGATGATTTTTGTACATCAAGAAATTCAGAATGGTTTCGTGAAAAATATCCAGAAGTAGTTGTGTACGGAGATCAGCTACGTGGGCGTATTCGTGGAACAGGAATTCACGCTGCTGGTGTTGTAACAAGTAAGGAGCCTATTTTTAAGTATGCCCCACTAGAAACACGAAGTGTCACTGGATCTGATGATCGTATGCCAGTTGTGGCGGTAGACATGGAAGAGGCAGAAAGAATTGGCCTTATTAAGATTGATGCTCTTGGTCTAAAGACTCTTAGTGTTCTTAAAGATACACTAGATATTATTGAAGATAGACACGGCAAAAAGATTGATCTTTTAAAGATTGATATGGATGATAAAAATGTTTATCAAATGCTTTCAGAAGGATATACAAAAGGTGTCTTTCAGTGTGAAGCAACTCCATACACAAATCTACTAATTAAAATGGGTGTAAAGAATCTAGCAGAGCTTGCTGCATCAAATGCTCTAGTTCGTCCTGGTGCTATGAACACTATTGGAAAAGATTATATTGCTCGCAAACATGGTCGTCAAAATATTTCTTATACTCATCAGGTTCTTAAGCCATTTACACAAGATACATACGGATGTATTCTTTATCAGGAGCAAGTTATGCAGGCTTGCGTTGAGCTTGGCGGTATGACTATGGCAGAGGCTGACAAGGTTCGTAAGATTATTGGAAAGAAGAAAGATGCAAAAGAATTTGATCAGTTCAAGGATAGGTTTATTAAAGGTGCTTCTAAGTATATTGCTCCTAATGATGCTTTGGATTTATGGCATGACTTTGAAGCACATGCGGGATATTCGTTCAACAAGTCTCATGCGGTTGCTTATTCTACGCTCTCGTATTGGACGGCATGGTTAAAATACCACTATCCAATTGAGTTTATGTTTGCACTTCTAAAAAACGAAAAGGACAAAGATGCACGAACTGAATATCTTATTGAAGCGAAAAGAATGGGTATTAGCATTAAGTTACCTCACATTAATGATTCGGATATCGATTTTAAAATTGAGGGCAAGGGTATCAGATTTGGACTCTCCGCAGTTAAGTTTATCTCTGATAAGATTGCAGAACGATATCTATCGGCACGACCTTTTAAGTCTTTTGCAGAGGTTGAAGAGTTTACATTCACAAAGGGGAATGGAGTAAATTCTCGTGCACTACAGGCTATGAATGCAATTGGGGCTTTGACATTCCAAGATAACCCAGCAGATCCAGAAAAGGTAAAAGAAAATCTATATGAATACTTAAACCTTCCTGAATTTAACATCTCTGTTCCACAACATTATTATGCTTATATTAATGATATTGAGGAGTATGAGGAAAAGGGAGCATTCATTTTAATGGGTATGGTAAAATCGATTAAGAGATCTAAGGGATGGTCACGGGTAGAGTTGTTAGATAAAACTGGAAGTGTGGGTATATTTGATGAAGAGAATACCACTATTGAGGCTGGTCGCTCTTATATTATTCTTGCAAATGATAACAGGGTTGTATCTGCAGTACCTGCTGACGAAATAAAAGATTCAAAAGATCCTTTGGTAAAGTTCTTAAATTATAAAATGCTTCCATATAAAGATGATGAAATGTTCGTGATTTCTTTTAAGCCAAGAATGACAAAGGCTGGTAAGAAGATGGCATCTTTGACGGTAGCAGATTCAGGAAGAGAATTACATGCGGTAACAGTATTTCCAACAGCTTTTCCAAAAGCATATATGAATGTAGAAGCAGGCAATATCTATAGGTTTACATTTGGAAAAACAAAGGATGGAACAGTAATAATGGAGGATGTAGCAAATGTTTGATAATTTAGCAGAAGAGATACATAAAAATGCAGTGAGCAAAGGTTTCTGGGATCGAACAGTAGACCCTATCTTTGTTGCAAAACAAATGATGATGATAGTGTCTGAAGTAGTTGAGGCAATGGAGGCTCTTCGCAAGGAGATGGATCCAGATCAAATGTCAGATGAGTTTGCAGACATTATTATTCGCACACTTGATTTGTATGCGGGTATGGTAGAGGCAGGATATATGACTAAATCTCTTGATTATGCTATTAAAGAAAAGATGGAAAAGAACTCAGGTAGACCAATGAAACATGGGGTAAGATTTTAATGGCTATAACAGTAGAAGAAGTTCTTGCTCAGCTTAATCCTAAATTACGCAAAAATATATTGGTTGGTGATGCTGTTCCAGCAACAGAGTATGCAGCAACTCCAAGCTTTGGATTAAATCGTGCACTTAATGGTGGCCTGCCTTACGGACGACAAGTTTTAATTTGGGGCAGCAAGTCTAGTGCCAAGTCCTCTCTGTGCTTACAAATGATTGGCATTGCACAGAAAGAAGGTAAGGTGTGTGCCTGGATTGATGCTGAAATGTCTTATGATAAAAAATGGGCAGAAGGTTTAGGAGTTGACACGTCAAAGCTTATTGTTTCACAAGCACGTACCATAAATGAAATGGTTGATGTTGGTGTAAACCTTATAGAAGCAGGTGTTGATATGATCGTTATTGACTCAATTACATCTCTTCTTCCAGCTATTTATTTTGAAAAAGATTCAGACGAACTTAAGCAGCTTGAAAATACAAAACAAATTGGTGCGGAGTCAAGAGACTTTAGTAACGCATGGAAGATGTTGAACTACGCTAATAATAAGGTAAAGCCAACAATGCTTGTACTTATTAGTCAGTCTCGCAATAATATTAGTGCAATGTATACAAGTCAACAGCCTACGGGTGGACAAGCAACTAAGTTTTATTCTTCAACTGTTATAAAACTGTTTTCATCAGAATCAGATAATCAGGCTATTAAAGGAAAAATTCATGTCGGTGACAAAATCATTGAAGAAAAGATTGGTAGAAAAGTTAGGTGGGAAGTACAGTTCTCTAAAACATCGCCTGCCTTCCAAAGTGGCGAGTATGATTTCTATTTTAGAGGTGACAATCTTGGCATTGATTCTATTGGCGATCTTGTCGATACCGCTGAGCTTGCTGGTTATATTAATAGAACTGGTGCATGGTACCAACTAGAAGATGGTACAAAGGTTCAGGGTCGTGAAGGATTAATCAATAGGGTTAGAGAGGATTTGGACTTACAAGATATGTTAAGAACCAAGTTGTCAAATGGCTGATATTAACTTTACTGTTTACAATGGAAAGTTTACATGCAAGACATGTAAAGAAGAAGTTAAAAATCTTAGACTCTACGCAAAATCTGGAAAGGGTACTTGGATGTGTTCTAAAAAGCACTTAACAGAAGTACAAATATTTCAGGTTGGATATAAAAAGAAAAAGGATTATGAGCGAGAAGAACGAAAGTAAAAGAATAGGTGCCAAGCAGCACAAGAATTCTGGAAGAAATACCCAGAAGGGCGATGCAACATGGAGAGATTTTGTTGTAGACTTTAAAGAGTCTGCAAAATCTTTTACAGTTACGCAGGATGTTTGGGCTAAAGCGGTAACAGATTCCATGAAGGCTGGGGTAGACAAATCACCAGCAATAGTATTAATTCTGGGAGAAGGAAATAAAAAAACTCGTCTTGCAATTATAGAATTCGATCTACTGGATCAGCTTACATATGAGGAGAAAACAATATGACACAAGAGAATCCTGCTGGAAATAAAACAACTATAGATATGGTTAATGGGCTATCTGAAATAGCAGATTTCATGAACGATGAAGAGCTAACTGTTGCCCTCACAATGATTGCCAAACTTATATTAAAGCCAGATATTCCTCCACAGGCTGCAAGCTTAGAAATAGTTAGGCTTCAAGCAATCGCAGCAAAAATGTCATTCAGGGCAACTTGGTTGACAAATGTAGACAAATCAGATAGGTCTAAAAAGAACATCTATTACACAGCAGCAGAAGCAATTAATGATCTGGTATCAGCACTTAAATACATAATGCGCTAACTGGTATAATATATAAAAAGGATAATTATGACTAAAAACTTGATAAAGCAAATGATGAAGAAGGTTGAAGAAAGAGAAACCTTTTTAGATCCTGCTGCACTAATAGAAAAAATTAACTACGGCTATATAGCTAAGCGTGAATCTAAGCATACAAAAAAGAAAACATTTGCTCCATCTACATTGGCTTGGGGTCATGGTGAGTGTCCTAGATATTGGTATCTAGCTTTTGAAGGCAATATATTTGAAGATAATAGTGACCCATACTCTATAGCAAACATGACTGCTGGTACAAAGTCTCACGATAGAATTCAGCAAGCAATGCTAGATGGTGGATTGGTTGTAGAATATCTTGACGATGATAACAAGCCAACATCAGAATTTAAAGTAGTCAATAGCGATCCTCCTATCTTTGGATGGGGAGATGCAATGATTAAGTGGGAAGGTGAAGAAATCATTGGTGAAATTAAAACAATGAAGTCGGAAGCCTTTGAGCATTATAAGGTAAAGGGTGAGCCAGCCAAGTATCACGTAATGCAGTTAATTATTTATATGAAGGTATTACAAAAGGCAAAGGGTGTGCTTATCTATGAAAATAAGAATAACCATGACCTCATTGTATTTCCAATCGAAGTAACTGACTATTACAAGCAATGGATTGATAATACTTTTGATTGGATGAGAACTGTTCATAAGTCTTGGAAAAACCAAGAACTTCCACAAAAAAATTATAGATCAAATGCAAAGGTATGTAAAGGTTGTCCAGTTAAAGCTGCTTGTGCAGTAGCGGAGCCTGGAGTAGTAAAGATTAAATCCTTGGAGGGATTGAGTGAAGCAATGTGAAAGGTGCGACAGTAGGTTTTCTCCAAAGGTAACTTATCAAATATATTGTAGTGAAAAATGTAGAGATGAGGCAACCAGAGAGAAAATTGCTGAACGCTACAAAATAACACGTAGACAAAAGCGCAAAGGCAAAGAGCGCAAATGTCTTGGTGGTTGTGGTCAAGTCCTTTCAATATATAACGATGATGGATTTTGCTCTAATTGCAATGTTAGCAAAAAAGCAGTTGATAAAATGTTAAAACAAATAAAGGGGTATTTTCAATATGAACAAGATTGATCAGCCTTCTCATATTTGTGCTATTGATGCTAGTACTAATAGCCTTGCATTTGCATTTTATACATACAAGAAATTGACTGGGTACGGGAAAATAAATTTTGAGGGTAGCAACATATATGAAAAAGTTATAGATGCTACAGCAAAGACTAGGGCTTTGTTTAATCATTACAATATGGTTAATGCTATTGTTATTGAGCATACCGTTTTTATGAACTCGCCCAAGACTGCAGCAGACCTTGCTATGGTTCAAGGAGCAATAATAGGTGGCGCAGGCCTGTCTGATATTTCTGTAATTGGCAGGGTATCGCCAATAACATGGCAGAACTATCTAGGTAACAAAAAACTATCTAAAGAAGAACAACTACAAATAAGAAGCGTTAATCCTGGCAAGTCGCTGTCTTGGTATAAGTCATATGAGCGTGACTTTAGAAAGAAAAGAACAATAAAGCTATTAGAGATAGAATATGATAAAAAGATAGATGATTATGATGTTGCAGATGCAGCAGGTATTGGACATTGGGCTATCAATAACTGGGAAAAGGCTGTTAAATTTGACAAGGATAAGCCATGAGTGGTAAACTATATACAAGTGAGGCTTGGCTTCGTAAGAGATATCTTATGGACAAGAAGTCTCCACAAGACATAGCAAAAGAGTGCGGGGCAAGCGTAGAAACAATCTATGTTTATCTTGCTAAATTTGGACTAAGAAAGAGTAAACGATGACAGATAAGTTTAATATTACAGTAGATCAAGTCAATCATCCTGTTCACTATACGTCAGATCCTTCTGGTGTGGAGTGTATTCAGATTACTCGTCATCGTAATTTTAATGTTGGAAATGCTTTCAAGTATTTATGGCGAGCAGGATTGAAAAATCAGGATACTCAGATTGAAGATTTAAAGAAGGCAATATTCTATATTCAAGATGAGATTAATAGATTAGAGGGAAAAAATGTCAGATACTGAAATTGAACTCGTAAAGCATCTTGATGAAGTAAATAAAGTTGTTGAAGAGTATTTAAAAGGCAATGATCCAACAAAAATTGCTAAGACTTTAACTCTACCAAGAACTCGTGTAGTCGCACATCTTAATGAGTGGAAGGCAATGGCCTCTGCTAATGATGCTATTCGTGCTCGTGCTAAGGATGCACTCGTTGGTGCAGATGCTCATTATACAAAACTAATTCAGCAGGCATATGAAGTTATTGATGATGCAACCACTACGGCAAATCTTAATGCCAAGACTGCAGCAATTAAGCTTGTAATGGATATTGAAGCAAGAAGAATTGATATGCTGCAAAAGGCTGGACTATTAGAAAACAAAGAGCTTGCAGATGAAATGGTTGAAATTGAAAAAAGACAAGAAGTTCTTGTTGGAATTCTTAGAGATATTGCATCTGAGCATCCAGAAGTTCGTGATATTATCATGCAAAGACTTTCAATGATTGCTAAAGAAGGCGAAGTGATTACGGTTGTCCACGAAGTTCAATGATTTTCTAGAAGCTTTACAGGATAATCATTTTGAGGAAAATCCTGTAGATGTAAAAACATTTGTTGAGTCTCCAGAATATCTTGGTCAACCTCCGCTATCTGCAATTCAATATGACATTGTAGAAGCAATGAGCCAGATATATAAGAAAGAAGACCTGCAAGAGTTACTTGGAACTGAACAAGGCGATAGACACTACTCTAAATATACTAAGAATGAAATTATCTTGCAATTAGGAAAGGGCAGTGGTAAAGACTTTGTATCTACTGTTGCTTGTGCCTATGTTGTATACAAGCTTCTATGTTTAAAAGATCCAGCTAGATACTATGGAAAGCCTGCTGGAGATGCTATTGATATTATTAACGTTGCTATTAATGCTGAGCAAGCTAAAAACGTTTTCTTTAAAGGTTTTAAATCAAAAATTGAAAGATCCCCATGGTTTGCTGGAAAGTATGATCCAAAAGTAAACTCTATTGGATTTGATAAGTCAATTACTGTTTATTCAGGCCACTCAGAGCGTGAATCACATGAGGGTTTGAACTTGTTCATGGCTGTTCTTGATGAGATTTCAGGCTTTGCTACAGAAGTAGGTACTGGAAATGATCAGGGTAAGACTGCTGATAATATTTATAAAGCATTTAGAGGTACAGTAGATTCTCGTTTTCCAGACTTAGGAAAGGTTGTTTTGCTTTCATTCCCAAGATATCAGGGTGACTTTATTTCAAAGCGGTATGACGATGTAATCATGGATAAAGATGTAATAGAACGTAGATATAAGTTTGTAATTAATGAAGAATTACCAGAAGGACCAGATAATGAGTTTGAGATTGTTTGGGAAGAAGACCATATCAAAGCATATAAATATCCAAAAATGTTTGCTCTTAAAAGACCTACATGGGAAGTAAATCCAACAAGAAAGATTGATGACTTTAAAATTGCATTTCTTAATGATCTTGGAGATGCAATGATGCGTTTCTTGTGTACACCAACATACTCATCCGATGCATTCTTTAAACAAAAGGATAAACTAGAAAAGTGCATGACACTTAGAAACCCTATCGATAATAGTAAAAGATTTGATACTGCATTTAAGCCAGACCCAGATAAGATATATTATGTTCACGCCGACCTTGCACAGGTACACGATAAATGTGCAGTTGCTATTGCACACGTTGAACGCTGGGTTAATGTTCAAATTATTAAAGATTATGAACAAGTTGCACCAATCGTTGTTGTTGATGCGGTAGTCTGGTGGGAGCCAAAAGTAGAAGGCCCCGTAGATTTATCCGAAGTTAAAAGATGGATTATGAACCTTCGCAGAGAAGGATTTAATATTGGTATGGTTACATTTGACCGTTGGCAGTCCTTTGATATTCAACAGGAACTAAAGGCAGTAGGAATGAGAACTGATACCGTTTCAGTAGCCAAGAAACATTATGAGGATTTGGCTATGATGATATATGAAGAGAGAATCGCAATACCTATGATTCCTTTGCTTCTTGAAGAAATGAGTGAGCTTAAGATTATGAAAAATAATCGTGTAGACCACCCACGCAAGAAATCTAAGGATCTAGCAGATGCCGTTTGTGGGGCGGTATTTGGAGCAATATCACACACAAGTAGAGACTCTAATCTAGAAATTGAGGTCCATACTTGGAGTTCTGCCTCTCGACTTGCAGACAAGCAAAGGGGTATGGTAGAATTGGATTCTGAGGAAATTCCTGATAAAGTTCAAGAATACCTTGGGGAATACAAATTAATTTAACAATAATGAATAAAACAAGGAGAAAAATGAATTCATTTAAGAAAATCGCTCTAGCCATGGTTGCAGCCTTGACTCTGGGCACATTAGTGTCAACACCTGCAAGTGCTAACACGCTTTCTGTAGTAGCAACTACTTGGAATGCATCAGCAACGCCTGCAGCATTTGATACACCAGCAACAGCTGGAACTGCTTTGGCATCTGCAATCGTACGTGTTGTGCCAGAAGATAACAAGATTGACAACACAGACGTTGTTCGTTTTGTAGCAACAGTTGCTGCAGGAACATCTGTAACAGCATCTGCAACAAATGCAACTATCGTTGCAGCATTGCACAATGATGCTGCTCCAGTATCTTCAGCATCTGGATCTACATCTTTGACAATCGCAACTGGTACAGGAACAACTGCTACGTTTTACGTATATACAAAAACGACAGCAATTGGAACAGTAGTATTTACTAATGGTGTAAATACAACAACTTTCTATGTACAGGGAACTGTAGGAAAGATTCATACTCTTTCTGTTTCAGCACCTGCAAATGCTCCATCTGGAACAAAGCAGGATGTTGTAGTAACAGCAACAGACGTATTTGGAAATAAGGTATCAGATAAGCAAATTACTGCAACAGTATTTGCTAACTCTGGAACACTTGATACTGCAACAGTAACAACAGGTACAACTCTTGCTACTTTTGGTCAGGCTACATTCAAGGTAACAGTGCCAGCAACTGGATTTACAAGAACTCTTGTAACATTTGCTCCAACTACATCTACAGATGCAGTATCTACTACTGCTGTAGCAGGTTTGGCTACTCCAGTTTTGTCACCATTTGCAGAAATTGCAGTGCGTGATATGGCTGCAGAGCTAAAGGCTGCTCAGGATGCTCTTGCTGCTGAGAAGGCTGCACATGAAGCAACAAAGCTTGCAGATGCTAAGGCTCTTGCAGATGCAAAGACTCTTGCTGATGCTGCTGCTGTAAAGGCTAAGGCTGATGCAGATGCTGCTCTTGCTGCTGCTGTAAAGGCAGAAGCAGACAAGGCTGCTGCTGAGAAGGCTGCAACTGCAAAGGTAACAGCAGATACTCTTGCTGCTAAGGATGCAGAGATTGCAAAGTTGAAGGCAGATAATGCTGCTGCACTTGCTGCAATTAAGAAGGCATTCAATGATCTTGCCAAGAAGTGGAACGCAAAGAATCCAAAGGCAAAGGTTACACTTGTTAAGTAATTAACATCTAAAAGATTAGGGCGCAGAGAAATCTGCGCCTTTTTCTTTTTAATGGTATAATTTGTTTTAGGAGACCCCCAATTGAATACAAAGTTATATCGCATATTGTTAACGCTTATCCTTGGTTTTGGATGGCTTTTTACTGGATCGTCTCATGCCTCAGAAGATCCTTTGGTTGTAGCATATAAAGAGTTAAATCAATTAAATGCAGATATTGAAAACCTATCCGATAAAAAATCAACCCAAGATTTAATTGATATAGCAGAGCAAAAATATGAAGATGCTATAGATGCAAAAGATGATCTATATAATGCAGAAGATACATATGAAAATAAGTCTAACCTATACAATTCTGCTGTTCAAGCAGAGTCGGTTGCCTTATCTGAAAAACAAGCAGCACAAACTACGGTAGATAATCAAACACCTATAGTTGCAACTGCCCTTACTAATAAAAATAATGCTAAAAATCAACTTGATGTTGCACAGATAAACCTTAATACTGCAAACACAAACTTACAGACAGCATCATCAGCACTAAATAACTCGGCATTTCAAGGTGTTTATTTTAGAATATACCCTCTTTCTCGTATGGGCAACTATGCCTACCTTGCAGAAGGATCAGGATTAATGTGTCACGGTGGACTTTCTACCTTTGATACCTGGGCTGGATCTGGTGCTATTTGTGGACTATCTCAAAACATAATTGGTATATTTGAAGCAACTGTTACGGTTCCAGCAGATATAGATGCAGTTAAATTTGCTGGCTATACAGATGATGGGTTTAGGCTTTATGTAGATGGTGTTCTAGCTACTCAGCAATGGGAAGAACAAGGGGTGGAATGGAGTCCGCAGACTCAGTGGTTTGATACATCTGTAGATAAAACATTACAGCTTCAGGCATGGTGGTATAACGGTGGAGGTCCAGGAAGTATCCATGTTGGTGTGGGAACATCTCAGTGGTGGGGTGGAATTCCATCGAATTGGCTATCATATGGCTCAGGACCAACACAAGAACAGATAAATGCATACAATGCTGCGGTAACGGCACAAGCAGCAGCACAAACAGATTACAATAATAAATTAGCGGTATATAATGATAAATCCACAATTTATACAGTAGAGAATAACAAATTAAACACATACAATCAAACATTGAATACAAAAACAACTGCACACTCTAATGCACAGACAAATACTTCAAATGCACTCTCTGATAAAAATAATGCTTTTCAAGATAAAGAAGATGCACAAGATAGCTATGATCAAGCAATTATAGATTTACAAGAATCAATTGTTGATGCTAGAGAAGAATATAATGAGCAGTGGGAGTTTGAAGAAAAGCAAAGAATAGCAGCAGCAATAGCTCAAGCATTAGCCAATCAGCCTCAACCAGAACCTACTCCTGAGCCAAGCCCAGAACCAAGTGCTGAGCCAACTCCAACTCCAGAACCTTCGCCAGAACCTACTCCTGAGCCAAGTCCTGAGCAAACAAAACCAGTAGATCCCACTCCTTCTCCAGAGCCTGAAACCACTGATGAGGCGACACCAGAGCCAAGTCCTGAGCCAAGCCAAACTCCAGAGCCTTCACCAGAGCCTTCACCTCAGCCAACGGATACAAATCCAGAGCCAACTCCTGAACCAGAGCCAACTCCTGCTGAACCTTCTGAAGAACCATCACCAGACAATACTAACATAGAAGAATTAATACCTGAAAAGGGTCAGGGAACATCAGAAGATTTATCAAGAATGATAGCTAATCTTACTAGTAAAGATAATGTTGTTGTTAAATTGAGTCCAGAGCAAATGGCTGCTGTTGGACAAACGCTATCTGCTTTGTCTACTGCAGCAAAGGTAGAGGTTGCTGCAAGCTTGGGTGTTAAAACAGATGACGTAGCAATTCTTGCTGAAGCAGCACAAGATAACCCAGCAGTAGCTGCTGCTATTGTTTCTTTTGAGGCAAAGGCTGCAGAAAATGCAGAAGCCCCAATGCCGTATACAATTGCTGACGCTATTACTGAGGCTGCTGCAGAATTATTTTTAGAAGATCCACTTGCAGTTTTTTCGGGGGTAGACCTAGAAGAATTATCTGACCCATCACAATGGGGTAAAGATATGACAGATGACCAAAGAGAAAAGGCACAAGAAGTAATAATTCCTGTTATTTTAGTGTCAAATATTGTAGCCTCTGTAACATCTGTAATAAGGAGGATATAATACGATTATGGACAAATTAAAAACTATCTTGTCTAAGATTAAAATGCCTAAGCTAAAAATGCCAAAGGTAAAATTTCCACAGCTTAAAATGCCCAAGGTAAAGACCCCAAAGCTACCTAAAATATCATTTCCAAAGTTGAATATGGATAAGGTTAAGCCATTATTGGTAAAGCTACTTCCTATCATAAAGAAGTCCTTAAACCTGCTTATAAAGGCAGCCAAAGGCCTAATACTGTGGTTTGGTAAGGCTATCAAGGAAAGCATCGCTCAGGTATGGACCTTGCTAGGATTCTTTATTGCCTGGTTAACCTTGACAGGAACAGCCCAGCAAATTGTAGGAATCGCTACTATTTTTGCTACTATTTTATGGCTGATTACAATCCCACTGAGAGAAGAAAAAGAAGAATAACTGGTATAATGGTGGGTATGCTAAGGATAATCGGTATCATTCTTCTTGGGTTAACCCTGACTGGCTGTGGCTATGATGGTCAATACCGCTATCCTTGTCAAGATCCAGCAAATTGGGATAGCAAAGAATGTAATCCACCTATTTGTGAGCCTACAGGAACATGCTCAAGAGATTTAGTTGGACAAGAAACATGGGATGAATATCAGAAAACAAAAGGGGTAGAGAATGAGTAAGGAAAGATTATCACCACAAGACCTAGATGCTAGATTAAAGTTTATTCTTGGCATTACATTAGGTTCTATTTTATTTTTAACATCAATTGGAATTCTTTATGGATTGCTTTTTGTAAGCCAGCCAGTTGGAGCACAGTCAGAGAATGACAAGATGTTCTTCAATGTTCTTGGATCAGTAGCAACATTTATTACAGGAACACTTGCTGGTCTTTTGATTGGGCAAAGTGGCGCAAGAGATATTATGAAGGCACAGCTTGATAACAAAGCAGAAGATGCCAAAAATACTCAAGCAGACAAGAAGCTTGAATCAGAATTAGAAATTGCAGAAAAGAAAGTAGATGCAGAAATTGATGCAGTTAAAGCACGTTTAGCAGCAAAGCCAGACGGTGCAATGCCAGCAGAACAACCAGTTGATACAGATTGGGACAAAGACTAATGACAACAGATAATTTTCCAGTTCCAGCAGAAACAGCAAAAGCTCCAAAGGGAACAGTTGCTAGATTAATTCAGGTTGCTAAATCTCAGGTGGGATATATTGAAGGCCCTAAAGATAACGAGACAAAGTACGGAGCGTACACCAAGGCAAACTTCCAGCCTTGGTGTGGAAGTTTTGTAAATTGGTGTGCAAACGAAGCAGGAGTTAAGATTCCAAACACAGTATATACACCTGGAGGAGCAGCAGCATTCAAGAAGGCAAACGCTTGGATTGACGGAGATATTGCTGATCCTGAGCCAGGAGATATTGCCTATTTTGATTTCCCCTCAGATGGCGTTGATCGCATTTCTCATGTCGGAATTGTTATTGAGGATAATGAAGACGGGACCGTATGGTGTATTGAAGGAAATACTTCTTCAAACAAAAAGGGAAGCCAAAGAAATGGTGGGGAAGCCTGCAAACAACTTCGTGCTTATAAGAAAAACAAAGCAGGAGTTATGGTTTCTATCGTAGGTTTTGGTCGTCCAAAGTTTAAGGGTGCTGCAAAACAATCTCAAGAGCCTGCTCAGGCTGCTGCAGTTGAAAATAAAACATGCCCTACTTGCGGTCAATCAGTAAAATAATACATATTTGACATATTAAAAACTGTTTGATATACTAGAATAACGAGAAAATCTAGGGGTAGGCATGACTTGTATTGCAGGTATAATAAAAGACGGCAAAGTTTATTTTGCTGGTGATCGTGGAGCGTCTGAGGGTAACTATACTGTTCCTATAGATAGACCAAAAATATGGAAAAATGGTCCATACTTATTTGGTTTTGCTGGAACATTTGATGGTCAAGTTGTTCAATATAACTTTAATCCTCCAACTCCTGAAGGTAATTTAGATAAATTTATGCATACTAAATTCCTTAAATCTCTTAAGGCATTTTATGCTGAATGGGATATTGGTGGTAAAGATTCAGAAATGTCTTTATTAATTGGTATTAAAGGTAAAATATATGAGCATGAATCAGACGGTTTAACTATGATTTCCTATGACAAAGATTATATTGTTATAGGATCAGGGGCAGACTACGCTATGGGTTCTCTTCATGCCACCCGCAACCATAAGGATCCAAAGCGTAGGCTTGCTCTTGCATTAGATGCTGCTTGTGATTTAAGCACATCATGTATTGGTCCAGTTGACTTTTTAAATGGATAGGTGTAGAATTATAGTATGAATCACATCCACGAAGAACACCTGTCTCCAGATGAGCAGGAATTCGGCATCTGGCTACAAAACGGTATTGAAAGAGGATGGGTAACACCTCCATTTTGCAATACACATGATGGTGGATACGAATATATGGATGAAGAAGAGTTAGAGGACTGGGAAGCAGGGGGCGACCCATGTCAACACGTAATTAGAATAATGATCTAAAGGGAGAATAATGAAGAAAATTGCAGTGGGGATTATTGCAGCACTTGGTCTTACTTTTTTACAGGTAGCACCAGCTAAAGCAGCAGGGGAAACAATTGTAATTATTGATACAGTATTTGACACATCTCGTCCAGAATTGAAATCAAATATTGTTCATGAAGTATGTATTACTGAGAGCAGACGATGCTCAAATCAAACATCAATGGAGCAAGAAGGTCCTGGATCTGCATCATTGCAGGGTACATTGACAAGCCTTATTTATTCTAATAAGGATATGAGACATGGAACTGACGTTGCGCTTACAGTAAAAGCAGTTGACTCAAATGCTCGAATTATTGTTATTAGAACTACTGGTGTAGATATTGCAAAGAACAATAAAGTATCTATTGCACATGTTAGTAATATGAAGCATTTTGCAAAGCCATTGAATTGGGTTGCACAAAATAAGTCTAAGTATAATATTGCTGCAGTTGTTCTTTCAAAAGCATCAAACACTTGGGGAGCAGGCACATCATGTGTTCCACGCAAGGATGATGAGCAATTAGTTTCTGCAATTAAGAGCATCACATCTCTTGGTGTTGCTGTAATGGCAGGCACTGGAAATGATCGTAATTTTACTCGTACAAGATTCCCAGCATGTGTTCAGGAAACTGTATCTGTAAGTTCAACTGTTGATTGGCAAGAGGCGATTGATGAAATTCAAGCCAACCATTCATCAGATGTAGATTTTTATGCACAAGGATTTTGGAATCTTCCAACAGCAAGATCTACTGGAACATCATTAGCAAATGCAGCACTTGCTGCATATTGGGTAAAGAACTATAAGGGCTCATATCAATCAACATATGATTACCTAAAGTCTATGTCTAAACCACTTAAGGGTGGACAAGTTTCAACTAATTCTTTTATTAATGTAAACAAGTAAAAGGATTTGGGGATTAGCTCAGCAGGCAGAGCGGGAAGCTGTTAACTTCTAGGTCGTAAGTTCGAATCTTACATCCCCAGCAAAGGGTCCATTAGCTCAGTTGGTTAGAGCGCTACCCTGTCACGGTAGAGGTCGTCAGTTCAAGTCTGATATGGATCGCTGGAGGGTTATGAAACAGTGTAGTAAATGTAAGCAAATGTTATTGTTGTCTGAGTTTTCACCTTCAAGCGGTGGCAAATATCTAAGACCTGAGTGTAAGTCTTGCGCTAAAAAATTAGCAAAAAGAAGAGAAGAATTAAAACAAGAATATGGGTATCCATCAGGAAATTATGTATGTCCTATATGTTTAAAAAATGAAGAAGAATTAAAAGGCACTGGTGGAAATGCAAGTGTTTGGGTAGTAGATCATAATCACGATAATGATATTTTTAGAGGACACCTATGCCACAACTGTAACAGGGGGCTTGGAATATTTCAAGATAATATAGATAGACTAAATAGAGCTATTGACTATTTGTCTAAGGATATGATATAATTAACATGTACCTGCCAATCGGGGGTACATAAACGAACTCGCTGAAAAGGAGAAAAAATATGGTAAGTTCATTTGCATGGGACCTTTTTAAGGATCCCTTTTTTATTGGCTTCAATCGTGAGATGGAGCGTCTAAGTAATGTACAACTGGCTTCTCGCCAAGTATCCTATCCACCGTACGATCTAGTAAAGGTAGACGATGATAACTTTAAGCTATCTCTAGCTGTTGCTGGATTTTCAAAGGACAATATCTCAGTTACTGTAGATAATTCAACACTTATTATCAAGGGTGACAACGCTGTAGAGTCTGAAGAAGAAAACTCTGAAGTTCTACATAAGGGTATTGCTGCTAGAAAGTTTACAAGAACTTTTGCTCTTGGTGAATACATGGAGATTGTTGGTGCAGAAATGAAGGACGGTATGCTTCATATTGATATTGAACGTATTGTTCCAGAAGAAAAAAAGCCAAAAGAGATCACAATCAAGGCATCTAAGAAGTAATACATCCCACCTGAGCATGTGGAAAAACTGCTCAATATTCATTACATGTTTACTTTGATTTAACTAATATATCTCAAACAATCGGTATACTCATAGTATGAAACTTAAACTTTTTATTATTACTTTAACACTATCTATTACCACATCATTTATTCCTACCGCACATGCAACAGATTTAAAAGGGGCGGGATCAACATTTTCTGCTAATTTTATAGACAAGTGTAGGGTTATGTATGCACAGCAAACAGGTAATATACTTAACTATACCCCCAATGGATCTGGGGCAGGAAGAAACTTTTTTAATAATAAGATTGTAGATTTTGCAGTATCAGATACACCATATTCTAGTTTAGATAGAAAACCAACGGACGAATTTTTATATGTTCCAGTGGTTGCTGGACCTATAGCGGTAGTATACAACCTAAAAGGTTACAACATTAAAATTAAACTCACCAAAGAAACATTAGCAAAAATATTTGCTGGTCAAATAACAATGTGGAATGATCCAGAAATTCAAAAACTTAATATCGGAAAGTTACCTAAAACAAAAATAACAGTAGTTTATAGGGTTGATGGGTCTGGAACGTCTGAAGTTTTTACATCTTATTTAAATGCAGTGGCTCCACATATTTGGACGAAACCAGGAAATAAAACATTTTCATCAGCTTTTCCAGGAAACATTAATAGCTATATTGGTGGATTTCAGTCAGCAAGCGGATCAACACAGGTATCAGTAGTTCAATCAACAATCAATGGGTCTATTTCTTACAACGAAGTATCTTATGTTGGTAAGTTTAAAGCAGCATCCATAGAAAATGAAGCTGGAAAGTTTATGTCACCAACTTCAAGTGCTGCAGCAGCATTTCTATCTAACCTAAAATTCAACGCTGATGGGTCTACCTATTTAGACTATAAAAACCCTAACAAGCTTTCCTATAATATATCTACTTTTGCATATGCTGTAGCCTATACAAATAGCAAAGAAAAAGCGGTAATTATCAGAGAATTCTTAACATATGCAATTACTAAGTGCAATAAGATAGATGGATATGCTCCAATTACTGGCAATGCATTAAAAGTTGCCAAGTTGCAAATAGCAAAGATAAAGTAGTATAATGGAAGTCCCCGCATAGGACTTAGGATGGATTAGTTACCCATTTTATATACCTGGCCATCGTGCTTGAATCGCCTATGCGGGGCTCAATAATTTAAGATATAATTAAAAGTGCTATGACCGAAAAAGAATTAGCACACAAGACGAAGCAGCAGTATAAAAAAAGACTCGCTGAGATCAAACAAGCGAGTGGTTGTGCTGACTGTGGAGAAAATAACCATATAGTTCTTGATTTTGACCATTTAAGAGATAAAAAATATAATGTTTCAAGGATGATTCATGATGGATTTTCTTGGGCAGCAATTAAAAAAGAAATAGCAAAATGTGAAGTGGTATGCGCTAATTGCCATAGAATTAGAACGTATCTAAGATTGACAGAGAAAACTGGATAGGATATAATTAAGATATGCCAAAGTACGATTATAAATGTAATGTTTGCTCTTCTCAGATAGAGTTTGAGCGTGGATTCGGTGAAGATCGAGAACCAGTTTGTTGTGGAACATCAATGAGCAGAGTATGGAATTCTTTTGGAATTCAATTCAAAGGTTCTGGATTTTATTCAACTGACAAATAGAAAGAGATGTATAATACAATTATGGCCAGACCAATAATGGAAAATCGTCCAAGTACTACTGAAGAAAAGCCTTATATATTAAATGCAACGGACAGATGCGATAGCTGCAGTGCTCAAGCATATGTCATGGTAAAGGGATCAACTGGAGAATTGTTATTTTGTGGACACCACTATGATAAGATTATGAACAATCCAGATGCATATATAAAAATGATGGGCTTCATGCTAGAAATTACAGATGAACGTGACAGGCTTATTGAAAATAGATCACAGGGCAAGGATTACTAATGTATCAATATTATGTCAGAGAGATTAAATCGGTAGTTGATGGGGACACTATTGATGTTGTAATTGATTTAGGATTTAATGTTCTTTTTGAACAGCGTGTAAGATTAGCTGGAATTGATACGCCAGAATCTAGAACATCAGATAAGATGGAAAAAGCTTTAGGTCTTGAATCAAAAGAATATTTAAAGAAACATCTTAAAGAAGCTAAATCTGTAGTAATTAAAACAGAAAAAATGGACTCATCTGAAAAGTATGGTCGTATACTTGGTTGGCTATATGTTAATGGTGATACAGAATCTGTTAATGATAAGATGATTAATGATGGATATGCCTGGGGATATCTTGGAGATACTAAGGTTAAAGACTTTTCAGCATTAGCAGCACAAAGAAAGAAGTCTGGTAAATGAAAACTGTTTATTATTTTACAGCTGACTGGTGCCAGCCATGCAAAAAAACAAAGCCTATAGTTGAAGAAATGAACCGTGAACAAACGGTAGCAGGATTTCAGATTATTGATGTAGATACTGTGCCAGAATTAGTAAAAACTTTCGGTATCCAAGCAGTTCCAACCTTTATTCTATTTAATGAGGGAATAGAGGTAAATAGAATGACTGGTGGAAAAACAAGAGAGCAACTAGAGGATTTTATTAATGGATGAATCTAAGCAAGTTATAGACGATCTATTATTATCAGGGGCTATGCAGATATGCGGTGTAGATGAAAAGACTGGTGAGTTTTTATATCAATTTACCCCCAAACTAAAAGATGTAATGCCAGATTTATATAAAGAGCACCTCAACCATGTAAACTCAGAAATAATGGGGCTATGGGAAAAGGGGTTTGTCCACATGGATTTACTGGCTGAGTCTCCTATTGTTAGATTATCTGAGTTAGCCTTTAATGATGAAGAGATTTTAAAGCTTTCAAGAGAAGATCGTTGGGCTTTAGAAGAGCTAAAGAGAATCCTTTTTACAAAAGAACTCTGATATAATGGTTGTATGCCATATAGTGTAGGTTCTAAGGGTTCATACGGTTGTTCAGGCTATCCAGCTGTCAAAGATGATGGAACAGTAATGGGTTGCCACAAAACAAGAGGAGCTGCTGCTCGTCAAATTTACGCTATAAATGTTAGCGAAGGAAATATTGATAAAGCCATGGTAAAAGAAGGCGACATGGTTATGGCTCCACATGAAGAAGAAGTATATGTTGGGCGTGTAGTCCATGTTATGACAGAAGGAATGCTAGGATTCCCTGGATCAGAGTATTCTATTCCTGCGTCTGCAGAAGAGCCTGCAATATTAATTCAATTATTTGAAATGGAAGAAGGCGGTCTTGAAGAGACCGAATATTTTGTTGGTGCAAAAGCATCTGACGTAATGAAAATGCCATCTCTTGAGTCTAATGTTGGAATGGATAAATCCATGCAAGAAGATGAAGAAGATGAAGATGATATGAATAAAGAGTATGAAGGCTGCGGTTGTCCAACCTGTAAAGAATTAAACGTTAATTGTGAAAATTGTCCAGTGTGTAGAGAAGATGAAACAATGAAGGATTGCTGTGGAGAAGATGTTTCAAAGAAAGCTCCTTGCTGGGAAGGCTATGTTCAGCGTGGAATGAAACCAGGAAAAAATGGAAGAATGGTTCCTAATTGTGTTCCTGTTGAAAAAATTTGGTCTGGATCTGCTTTTGACTTAAGAAAGTTTACAAAGTAATGTCATCTGGAAAATATAAAACTAAGCATCCTTTTAATGCTGTTCAAATTAAAGACGGAATGATTGTTCGTCTTAATAAGAACGGAACTATTAAATCTATTATTGGAAAATATGGGGAGAAAAAAGATGACAAGAAGTAAAATTGTTCAACCATCAGATATCCATAAAGCAGAAACATATACACCTACTTCAGGAATGAAGGCTGCAGCACGTCGTGCTCTTAAATGGAAAGAAGAGGGCAAGGCAAAGGGTGCTGGAACTCCTGTTGGCTGGGGAAGAGCAACAGATATAGTTGCAGGTCGTGGACTATCTCTTGACACCGTTAAGCGTATGTACTCTTTCTTTTCTCGTCATGAAGTAGATAAGCAAGGAAAAGATTTTTATAATACGTCTAATCCATCAAATGGACGAATCATGTGGGATGCATGGGGCGGAGACGCAGGATTTTCCTGGTCTCGTAAAATTGTTGAAAGAGAAAAGAAAATGAGCAAAGAAATATTTTCTGGTTTTGGTAATGATCATACAAAATCTTCATCTCTATCAACAGTGTTTGATAACTAAACACTACTTGACACGCTAACTCTACTTTGATACAATAGTATAGATGAGCAATATGATTTTAGTTCAAATTTTACAATACTGCATTATTGCCGTGTTGACTTTTTACCTATCTTCATATATAATTAAACGTAATTCAAAAATTAGATCTAAGGGGGTAAAAACTGTTATGAAAAGTCAGAGCATTATTTATAATAAGACAAAGCAGTTTATTCCTAAAGATTTAAAAAATAAAGAGCACATAACTCAATCTATTAACCACTCTAATAAATATATGTTAAAGGTAATGGTAATAGATGAAAATGCTTACTGGGTAAAAGATAATACTTTTTTTACAGCAGACATTAAAGATGGAAGCGTTATGCCAGAAACTACACGCCAAATTGATACATTGAGTATGTCAAAACAAGATATTGAAAAGATGATGTTCATATTAGATAAGCTAAAGGAAGAAAAAGAATGAATATAGTTGTTCAAGGAAGCAAAGATTTTGATGACTATCAAGTTTTTCTTCGTGCCATAGGTGTTGCAATGTCTAGCATAGGCATTGACGACAAAGAGCTACATATATACTCTGCTGGACCAGCAAGGATTAACTCAATGTTGTCTGAGTTTTGTAATCTATCAGAGCGTGGTATGAAAGCTAGGGGAATGAAGATTAAGCATTATAAGGTGCCACCTTCATGGGTTATAGAAAATATAGATTATATAAATTATTTTGCATTTTTAAGTAAGCCAAAAGAGGCTGTTTCAAAATTAGTTTCTGTCGCAGAATCTAAGCAAATCGAAGTAGGAATATTTAGGTATTAGGAGAAACGAATGATCATTAATAGATTAGAAAAAATGGAAAAGATTGTTTCACGCAACAGCAACTTATCTTGGATTGGATGGGATGTTGTTGATCGTAAAAGATCTGAGTCAGGACGAACATCAGTAAGTGGTGTCAGAGTAGATGGCGTTTGGTATCTACAAAGAATTTACCCAGTTGGAAAAAATGGTTGGGA